GTAGATTGCCTCCTCCGGTGCAGAGAGCATAATCACTTCGCGGTCGTGGCTTCCTTTGATAACGGAGATACTCTGCACCGAGCCATCGCGCTTCTTGAGGATGATGGAGTGGTCGTCGCCGGGGGTGAACATAACCGGCTGCGACAGCGTCAGCGTAAGCCCATTAACGGCAACAACATAACCATCCTGCGGAGCAATACGTGAACCTTTAACCACGCTGATTACGCCGCCGGGTGTAGCGAGCGCCCCTTCTTCAGTAGCTTCGAACTCTACGACAACTTTACTTAACGTGTTGCGCTGATATCGACGCCACGCCTGCCAGTAAGCCTGCTGATAATTGCGCACGCCCTTCGATTCGTACTCCTCGGTATTTGCACCGAGTTCTTCCGGGATATAAATTGTCTCCTGTACGTTCGTATCCGGGTCGATGTACGAGAACGACAGGCTATCGTAGGTTGTCGAATCGTTGAACGTGCGCGTCCATTTCTCTGTACCGGTCGTTTTGCTGCGGTGAGTGAACACCATCTCCGGCCCCGCGACCGGACGGTCGAATCGCAGCATAATATCTGCACCTTTACGGTACGCTGTACAGAACACGGCTTCCGCTATGGTCTGAACAATGTCCTGCATAGTTGTGTCGTAATCGTCGAACGTGTAGCAGAATTGTCCAGCTAATTTACTACCAAAATAAGACTCAATTTCTTCCTGAACGGCGAGTAACTTGTCCATGTTTGCCGTTGTCAGTTCCAGATTACCCACCGCGGGGTCGCGAGCCAAGCGGATTAGTGACTGCACGGCCTGAGTGTTCGGTGTCATTGCCGTATCGAATACGCCATTTCCGAGGTATTTGTAGCACATCTCGGTAGCAATCATGCGTAGTTCCGGTTCGGACACCTCCGCGGCACGTGGCGTTTGTTTACGAGCGCAGTGTACGGTAGTGCGGTTGCCGTAGTGCGGGGTTGTATCCAGTGACTGCCCGTACAGATTAGTGAAAGTAACCTCGTCACTAACAGTACCCTCAAAATCTTTATCGGTGTCAGAAACACGACGCATACGGGCGCGGAATCGGGAAGCAGTAGGCAAACTACCATATAAGGTGATACCAGTGTAATCAGTGTTTCTCCCTGTAACAGTGCCTTGCACGGTGAATATATCGCCAACGGGCTGTTTCAATTCGTCCACCATCTGGTATTGCAGTTCCACCGTTACGGAGGCACGATTATAATCGCCGTTGTATTTATACATGCCGTTGCTGGCGGCGACATTGGCTACAACACGGTCGACAGTACCGCGGGTGATGTACGCCCATTCAGAGAGAGAAGCCGCGTAAGTGTCCGCCGGGCCGATAAGATGATTACCTACGTTGGCGTCTATTTCCCATTGGGCGGTTCCTATTTGGTTCCATACCGATTGATTTGGGCTTATATCAACGATAAGTGTGGTCTCGCTCACTGAAAGTACCGTATAGCGACCATCCAGGTTAACTTCATCGCCTTGATAGGTTGGAGTCGTATCTGCGTAGACGTTGTCAAAATAGACCAAGTCACCTACTGAAATTATTTCGTCAAAACCGGCATCACTACCAACGACAATGCCTGTTGGGCCCTGCCGTTGTACAGTATACAGAGCGACGTCTATCGCGATGTCATTAGGCGCAGGAAGAACAGCGCCATCGACATCGGCATTTTTAAATGTAATGTACAACTTCTGGTCTATCGGGTCGCCGATATGCAATTGTGGGGCGCTGGTATTATTCGGCGAAGTGTAAGGAGAATATACCGTCACCGACGAGCCAGTTATCTCGCTGATTCTGGTATCTGCCTCGGTTACACCGTCTTCCTCAATATGCAGATACCCTCGACCGGCGTCATAGTATGCGTATTCAATAAGCGCCCCTGCGGCATTAAACACCTTATACGTCTGCATCAGGTCATTGGGGATAGTCTGCACTGTCCCGCATATATCATAGGAGCGCTCATAAGGACGGGGTTTGTTTGAGCGGTCGGTGAGACTGTTGTTAGGCGACGTAGCCTGGTTGTTGGTAGCAGAATAATTCGCGTTAGCCGCGGTGTTAAGCCCGAACAACTTGGCAATTGGCTTAAGGATGAAACTGAATACACTCCCGATAGCGTCGCCGATGCCACCACCAGCACCCTCAATAATGTGGTACACAGCGTCTTCGTCTTTAAGCGCGTCGAAGTCGTCGGTGACATCAGTATCATCGCCAATCTCGCCGAGGTAGACGCGTACAGGTACGCCGTCGGGAATGTGGTTAACGACAAACTCCATCGGCATCCCGACGTGTTTTGTACGGTCGAAAGCCCCGTCGGCGTTTCGCGTGTAGTGCAGGATTATCGCCAAAATTCAATCTCCGTGTACGTGTCTCTGAGGTCCGCCAGCCTGTCAAGCCGTACCTGACGTGAGGCAAGTTCGCAATGACTCACCATCCCGTCAAAGTAAACTCCCGCGTGCCACACGATACGACCACCACGGCGATACCCCATAAGCACGGCACAGAAGTTTTCAGGCCTATCGATTTTTGTAAGCCCCTTTGTATCGCGATGCCCTTCGTCGAACGCATCGTTAATCGCCGTTGGGCTTGTAACGTCGAACGCGGGGGTCTCTAATCCGGCATCCGCGCGGACAATGCGAACGTGATGCCAGCAATTGCGTTTACGAAAGTCGTAAGGTATGCCCGTGTAGTCGTTAATATTCATGTGGTCAACAGGCCGCGTAATAACGGTATCTCTTTAGGTGTCATCAGTATACCAGTGCTTCGTTGGTTCAGCATAGGCGTACCGACATCAGCGGAGAACTCACCTTTCTCTTGGTTGATGGCCTGTAGCTCGTACACGACAGGGCCGTCAGCAGGATAAGACAGGTCGGAGCTGACGTAACGGCGGAAGACGAACTTCGGCAACTCGGTGTTACTCATCGGGATTTTACCCATCTCATCATCCAGTTGATTGAGAATATCCGGTAAAGTAAACGTCGTCGTCTGGTCCATATCACTGTTGTTGGCCGCTCCCGACGCTTCCATCGGGGTTGGCTCGAACGTGATTGTTTCGCCTGTCTCCAGTGTTGCCGTAAGTTCCTGCAGCCCGCGCACAAGATAGTACGTCTTTGACAGCAACGGGTGGCTTATTTGCAACGTTATGTAGTCCATCTCGCCGTCGGGATTTGAGGCCAGCTTACGGCGATAGGCGGCTTCTACTGATTCCTGGCTCATAAATTAACCGTCCACATTAAAGTCGATACGAGTAATATATTTACTGCCCCACGCCGAATCGGCTTGGGGGATGGTGGCGTAGTTATCTACTGCGGGCACGTTTACGGTAGAACCATCAGAGTATGTAATGTCGATGCTTGTCGCACCATTCATGGCTACTTTTGCCGATGCCGACGGTCGGGCCCTATAATTGCTTTCTGTTGCAATTAATGATGAAGGCTGACCGCCGATTTCAACCTGCGCCCCATACGCGAGTATTCCTGACGCACCATCGCCAGAAAAGTCAGGTTGCCCATCATTAGAATATATCCATATTCCGTATATAATGCGTGATAACCCAGCCTCCTCTCTCGGGGATACATAAAGGGACAATCTTTTCCATCCGTTACCAACTTCTGTCAGATGGTATTCTCCAGTTCCCGATATTTTGTCGCCGGTTGATATATTGATAACTACATCTCGCCACAACGATATGGGGTCTGTCAGGCGTAAACGAATGATGTTATACCCATCTGGTTTCACAAACACAGAAAGCACTATTGAGCTAAAGTCATCAAGGACGACAGTTTGCCCAAGTTGGTGGTTATTATTTTCAGAGTTGGGAGCCACTAAGCTAAAGGCATTCTCATACCCAGAATCAGATACTTTTGTTATTGTGACACGCCTGTTTCCGGTCCATATACCGTTAGAGAAATCATCTGAAAATTTGATTCTGTTTTCCGCTGCGGCTTCAGGGGGAACGCGCCCAACAGCAACACCACCGATAAACGTAAGAGGCCATTGATTAACCGCTGATTGCACAAGATTGCCGTTGCGGTTGATATAGTAAATCTGCGGCCCTTCGTAAATGACTCGGCTATCCAGTGTAGATGCCAGAAGGTTAATCGGCGGATAGCCAGCAGGGCCTTCGTTACTCCAAATGCGCGGGAATGTCGTCTCATAGTTAGCATATATTTTCAGGAAACTACCCAGGCAGTCACCATAGCAGCCGTACAAATCGGGCAGATTGTTAATCAGGCACTGGTTCTCGAGGTTCTGGAACGGCGATTTCTCAGCGGTTGCCGTGAAAGTAATCGTCCAGTTAATGCCGTCTTCTGTGGACTCTGCGATGGTTGACGTGATTGTTACTTGGTAATCCTGAATACCCATGCCGAAGTCATGCGCCATCCAGAAACTTGACGCACCACCATCGACTTTTTCGAGGAACGACAGAAACGCCTGCCGCCCCAGCGCCGATGTAACCAGGGTTACGCTTATAGGGAACACGTCGTAATACGTGTCGCGCCCCTGACGTACACCGCCGCCGGCTAAATCAACACTCCAGACGTTGTTACGTCTGGTCATTGAGTAGCCTTTCGATACCACCGGCTTAAGGCTACGTGGGAAATATACTTCGCTCATTATTTGAACCTCGATAGATTGGATGTTAACCTAATATCCATATTATCACTTAAAGCCAGGGGCGTTTCTTGTAGCCTTCCTCGCTTTCGATATTTTGCTGTTACTATTCTGCAGCGAAGCGGCAACTTGCTCCTCTATGATGATACGCAAACGGCCTTCATCATCCTGCTCAACACTGGTATTTCCAATTTGTGCGCTGGTGTTATTTATAATGCTGATATTGGCTGGCCCACTATTTCCGTTATTATTACCGTTTAACTGTTGCCGTGTTTGGCTTGCGTTTACCGCACGCCCTGCCCCCGCCATCTTGATAATCTCAGGGCCACGCTCGCCGACAAGATAGCTGCCGCCAGCGTTCATTTGCCCGCCTTGTTCACGGAATCCAGTTAGGGCCAACGCTTGGGTACTCGCCACCGTTGATGTGATGCCCGCCATCGCTGGGGCGCTGTTTGTCCCGAGAGTAGCCAGGGACGCCATCGCTGCGGCGGGGGCATACGCTGCAGCAATCGCCGCGCCGGTAGCCGATGCGGTCGCGATAGTCGCCGCGGATGCCGTTTGCCCGATAATCATGTTTTTCAGGTACTCCACCCCCATCTGTGTTAGCCCTGAAACGACTGAGGATAGAATGGCGCTGCCCAAGTTTGCCATTGCCTCACTCGCGGTCTGTGTGCCGTTAATAAGACCGACTATGGAACTGGACGCGGATGCACCAACCGCATCGAGGGAGTCCATTAACATGTTGTTCCATTCGGATTGGCTGCGGAAACGCTCCTCAGCTGCGGCGGCCAACCCTTCGTTGTATTGCTTGTCCAGTTCTGCCCGTGCTTGCAACGCGACTTCATGTACTGAGTTTTCTTGGGCCTCGTATTCCTCTATAACTGCGAGTCTCTTCTGCCGCTCGAGCTGTAAGTTTGCGATAGGGTCGATTGACGCCAGAACAGCCACGCCTTGTTGCAGTTTTTTCTGCTCCTCGGCTAACTCTTTATCAAGAGCGTCCTGGCGCTTTTGTCCGTATTGAAGAACTATTGCGGTTTTCGCCTTTTCATACTCTTCAGCGGTTAGCGCCCCTTCTTTTCGGTATTTAGCGGCCTCTTTAAGTTTCTGCTGTTCCTGCGCGTCAATAGCCTTTAACTCATCGTTGTTCTGACGCGCCAAAGTGTCCAGATAATCCTGGGCCTGTTTGCGCAATTGCTCCGCTTTCTTAGCAGCGGCTTTCGCGTCTTTGTCGTTGGTATTTCCGGTTCCGCCAGTTCCGCCCTTTTTATTAACAAGGCTGGCTAAGTCAATTTCTTGCTTCTTGCGCTCGTCATACTGCTTGCGCTGTTCCTCAATTTCTTTCTTACGCTGCTTAGACCTGTTGGTGATGGCCTGTGATTCAGCCTCTGCACGTTTTATACTGGCGGCGTACGCAGCGTCAGCCTCTGCGGTTAGGTTTTTAAATGTGAGCGCTGCCGTTTTGCTCGGGTCAAACACGTCGGCAAGGGTCTGGCCTAACGCTACCGCGTAATCGTCAATGCGCTGGAACCACGCAATAACCTCGTGGAATGTCTGCTGGATGTCAGGCAACCACTCACGGATGGCGTCCGGTATAGTCCCTAGCGAGTCGGACATATCCGCGGATTTGTCCTCGGTGTCAAATGCCAGGTCGTTCAAGGCATCAGAAATAAACTTGAACGATTCATTGAACAGTGTCACCCAATCCTGGAGTGTAGCGGCTATCTCATTAGACGCGATGGCGTCGGTAAGCGCCGTGATAGCATCTTCCGCGGTCGCAGCTTGCTCGCCTACGGCGTCGCCGAAACCTGATTGCGCCACCGCGAGTACAAGGCCGTCAAAGGAGTCCGCTAGGCTGGATAACTGCCCGTCTAACGTCTTAGAGCGCGTCTCCATCGCCCCGGCGAAATCCGTGTTGCCGATGTTCAGAAGGTATTTCTGAATCTCTTCGGAGTTCTTTTTAACAGTAGTCGTTACGCCGCGGAACGTGAACGACACTGTATCTGCCTGTTGGGAGGACTTGATGCCGAACTCTTTTAAGCGCTCAAATTCAAAGGTACTGGCGTCCGCCACAGCCTCAATCATTTGATTAAGGTCTTTACCCATAGCCGCGGCGGTGTTGCCGTAGGAGATTAACGCTTCTTTGCTGGGGTTCAGGCCCAGAGCCACCAGCTTAGTAAAGCCTTCCACTGCCTGGTTAAGCCCGTATGGGGTTTCTTTTGCGAACTGTTGCAGGACGCTGAAAGCCTTAGCCGCGTTCTCAGCGCTCCCGGTCATCGTGATGAGGCCGGAATTCAGCTTATCGAAGTTGCGCTGGGAGTCCACCAGCGCACTGAACACCTGCTTAGCGGTTTCCAGACTAACGACGGCTGCCGCGGCAGCCCCCGCCGCCTTAGTAAGCCCGTTCAGTTGTGATGTGGTTTTATCGACGCCGGTCGATGATACTCGTACTATCAAACTAGCGGTATCAGCCATGATTTCTACCTTCAAAGATTGCTTCTAAGCCCATGATAATGTCTATCTCGAACAGGCTAAGCTGTTTTTGCGTAACATCGAGATAGGCTTTCAGGTCTTGCCACGTAACGGATTCTCTTGCAAACAATACTACAGCGTCCTCGCGCACGTGTCGCGTAAACTTAATGTCGCAATACGTCTCAAAGGTGGATATAAAAAGGGGCGGGCATTCCGGCCCACCCCGTCGCGCTGCACGTTTTTTCTTATCGATTACACCCATCGCGATAAGCGCCTGTTCATGTCCGTCGGCTATAGAATCAAACTCTCTGATTTTATGCTTATCAACGAACTCGTAGGTGGCGAACCTGTACAGCGCGTCTACTTTTCCTGTAATGCTTTGCGCTCAGCGTTATGGAACGCTGCTACCTGTGTACCTAATGCCTTGAACTGGTCGAGCAATTTGTTAAACGCTTCCTTAGAGAAAGGCTCGTCAAAGCTCCAGCCGTTTACGACTTCTGCCGCGAGTTGTCGGTTGAGGTCTTCCGCCAGTTCGTTAACCGCCAGGTTATATTCAGTATAGTCGCCGGTTTCTTTGGCGACTTTTTCCAGTTCTTCGAAACGCGCCAACCCGCGACGGTACGCAATAATGAAAGCACGACCAGCTTTAACAGCGGCATCAGCATCAGGGCTTACAACGTTAAGCCACTCACCGGAGTCTTCACCATTCGGCAGCAGAATCGGCATCTTCTTGCCTACCAGTGCTTTCTCTTCGAAATAAAAATCAGAAAGTTTCATTCTTTAATCCTTTGGTTAAGAGGTTACAGGTTAAGGAAAATGCGCCAGACGGGAACCACCCGCTTTTCGTGTGCGACACTAGGCGCAAACTTATTCTAACACACTACTTGCACACCCCAATATAATAGGGTACTATTCACTTACACCAACAATGAAGGGGTTTAAAATGTCCAGTTTACCAGTTTCCTTAATTCTGTTTGCACTTCTCGCTTATTTCGCGCCTTTCCTGGTTGCGTATTTCCGCAACCATAAAGCGAAGTTGGCGATATTCACGGCTAATCTGTTTCTTGGTTGGGTTCTGCTGCCGTGGGTCTTTATTTTAATCTGGGCGTGCAACTCGAATGTTAACGAGAAGTGAGCTAGCATAGGACAAATCCTAAACACGAGGAAGTAAGCATGGCCCAGAAGAAAATAACCGACGAACAGTTACAGGAAGAATTGAACGCCGGGATGAAGAATATCGATATCGCCCGTAAATACGGCATCTCAGACCGCGTTATTCGTATCCGTAAAGCGAAGCTGGCAAAGAAAGGCGTGGGCCACGGGCGCGACGTTAGTCACCTTGTACCAGACGGCTACAAGATTAAAGGCACGTCGTCACTTGTGGACGAGTTCGGCAACACTAAGCTGCAATGGGTTAAGACCGACACCGATGCCGAACGTCAGGTAGAGTTGATGAAAGCCGTAATCGAAGGGATGAAGTCGGAGATTACCCCCGTTGCTCCTGTTAAAGCCATTCGGGCTAAACGCGACGATAAACTACTCAATCTTTACACGGTATCTGATTTCCATCTCGGTATGCTGGCCTGGGCCGATGAAAGCGGCGACGACTGGGATATGAAGATTGCTGAAGACCTGTTTTCTCGCTGGTTCGATGCTGCATTTCAGAAAGCACCGGACGCGGGAACTGGGGTTATTAACCTGCTTGGCGACCTCGCGCACTTCGATAGTCTTGATGCCGTTACGCCAGCGAGTGGTCATATTCTTGATGCGGACACCCGCTATCAGAAACTGGTGCGCTACATGATTCGTATGGTGCGCCGTGTTGTTGATATGGCTCTGGTTAAGCATAAAAATGTTCGCTTGCTTATCGTGCAAGGAAACCACGACGAATCGGGTATGATTTGGTTAGCGGAGATGTTCAGTACGCTGTATGACAACGAGCCGCGTGTGTTCGTTGATACGTCGCCGGATGTGTACAAGATGGTGCGCCACGGCAAAACGACGCTGTTCTTCACACATGGTCATAAATGTCGGTTTGAGGTGGTCGAACCAATTATGATATCTAAGTTCAGAAAAGCATTCGGGGAAAGCGAGTACAGCTACGCTCACGTAGGCCACCTGCATCACCAGAAGATTGTAGAAAGCCGTAACATGATTGTTGAGCAACACCGCACCTTAGCGGCTAAAGACGCCTACGCCTCCCGCGGCGGATGGATGTCAGGCCGCAGTGCAAACGTAATTACTTATAGCGCCGAATACGGCGAGGTCGCACGTTTAACTATTTCACCGGAGATGCTGGGATGACTTCAAAATATAACCGCACAATGACAAACACTCACGGCAGCACTATGGCAGTAGACGTTTATGACGTGCTACGCGCCTTCGATATCCGCGACCCGGCGCTACAGCACGCATTGAAGAAGCTATTGTGTATGGGCTTGCGCGGCCACAAGGACACCGGGACCGACTTAGCAGAAGCAATTGAAAGTCTGGAGAAGTTACGGGAGTATCGAAGCAATATTGATGAGTAAGAAAAGGCCCCTTTCGGGGCCTTAGTTTTATGCGTAGGTGATACGCTGAATTACGATAGAGGATTGATATTGATTGCCTGTGGACTGTCCTTCTATGCTCTGAGTGATTGACTCAGGCCCGCCAATCTCAGGTGTAACCGCCGTAAGCTCTGCACGTTTCAAACTGAAAGACATAGCCCCGTTTACCCCAGCCAGAATAGAGTTAATCTCTACCTGCTGCTCGTTGATAAACTTCTGAATCATCGCCATGTCGTACAGTTTACCAGAGATGGAGAAGGTGTTAGCCGCGCGGCTACGTTCCACAAAGGCCACGTTAGTGTTGCCAAGTTCGAACTGCGCGGATGCACTGTTGTCGTTGGTGATGGTCAGGCTATCGCAACGCAACGGCGTAGAACCGTCGAACACAGAAACGTCGACCGAGGAGAACGGCTCATCAGTAAACGTAACAGAGGAGAAGTCAGAACCAGACGGCGGCGTCGCGAGAATCTCCTGGCTGCGCCCGATGAACGGGAAGCTGCCCGTTACCATCGCGTTAACGGCCTGCTCCACGGTAAAACCGGAAACTTCCACGCCTTTGGTTAGCGTGTACGCGTCGGCCCCGCCGCACTGGCCTTTGTACCAGGTGAGGATAGAGAACGTCTTACACGCGTTACCAGTTTCCAGTTTGTCGCCGGTTTTAGCGTCGGTTGTTACGGTCTCAGTGGTCAGAGTATGTTGGATGCCGGCGCCTGTGACAACAGTCGCACTTACCTCGGTTACGATGAACGGTTTAGCGTTGTCGCCCGTTAAGTCGGTGAACGCGATCAGGTCGCCTACTTCAACGCCATCAGAAATAAAGCTGCCATCAGCACGGGTGAACGTCTTGCCCGCCGGTGCGACGGTAATTGACAGGTCAGTCAAGGATACACCTGATTGCCACGTAGAGCCTAAAGCACCCGCCAGCCAGTCGTCCTGGCTTTTCGAGCTAAGCTCGATCGCGTATTCACCGCTAACCTGTTTGTTACCGGTGCGGATGGATGTAGTTTCACGGCTGCCGTCCAGTTCGTTGGAGGTCAGCGTGTCGCGGGTGATAGCAGGAACACCGCCAGTGTTACGCAACGGCGACCAGACAGGGTTAGCCGGTGTTACGCCCGGGGTGACTTCCGCCACATAGAATTGCGCGGTAGTCGCGCCCTTAAAAGGAGTTGTAGCCATATTCACAGCCTCTTGGTGAATGCAATAAAGTTAATTGACAATGGCCGTTTGGCCCATCCGTTTTCTACAATCAGCGGCCCCAGGCTAACCGATTGAACCTCGGCGCAGATGTCGTTACGTGAAAATGACTTACCTGCTTTAAACGCCGTGTTAAGTAAGTCTGCCATTTTATTGATTGGTGCGCTACCTTTCACCGACGCGTAGTTAATATCTACCTGATAGACGCCAGAGCGTTGTTCCGTGAAGAACAAATCAGCCTGTTCCGTATCCGCAAGTAGCATGTAACTTGCCAGATACGGTGTATCGGTTGACGTCGGCGCGTCGATATTTTCAAGCGCTACCCTGATGCCGTTGGCGGTTCCGAAGGCTACCAGCGGCACATCGAACGCTTTTGTTAAGTCCTCAAAGTAGCCCATTATTTATACTTCCTCGCTTCTTCTTCCAGCAGTTTATTGAATCGCTGAACGTTAACCCGGACAACACCTTGCGGGGCCTGGAGTGAATACCCGTCTGTGGTTGTTCTGCTTGGCGCTTTCGGCCTTAATGGCCCAACAAATTTAGAGCCTAAGTTAGAAGGGCGCTTAGGGCCGTGGAAGCCGGAAGCGTAACCCCCGAACTCTATAACTTCCGCATACGGCAGGTTATTTGTCAGGGTGAACTCGCTCCAGTCGGGTAAACCCGACACGGTAGAAACCATGGCACTTATTGCGTTCGCCCCGCTAGGGTCGGTACCGCGACTTGTACCGGAAGCCGGAGCACTGCCGGATGCCATCCAGTTCATACGAAAGCGGCCCGTATCTACCGGACTCGCCTTTATGATAGCGGAAAACAGCTTGATAGACACCTGACGCATCACCTTCTCGGGATTCTTCTTCGCCTTTTCCACAAACTTAGAGACATCAAGAGCGAAACTCATTTTCTCACCTGAATAAAGTATGCCACGACATCATCATTAACCATCTTCTTCTCGATGGATACGACAGACCATTGCTCGCCGCCGAATTGCACCTTGTCTTCCATCTTAGGAACGACGCTGCAATCGGCTTTAACAATCATGTCTCCCGCCTGAATCGTCGTACCGTTTACCAGTCCCGCGTTTACCGGAACCGGAACGGCCTTCAACGGCAACACTTCATCGTCAGACCAGACGAACTCACCGAGAACCTCATCCCATACTTTCGAGCCAGCGCGAACAAGGGATACCGTGCTACCGAATTTGGTTAGCAGGCGTGTGCCAACGCCTTGCATACGTTTACTGAAAGAGGTGCTCATCAGGCGGCCTCCAGTCTCGAAATAACCAGTAGCGCGGATGGCGCGGTCCCCCATGCAGTTACGGTAGCCGCTTGTGGGTATACGCCGCCGAAGTCACTCCCGGCACTATCCCGCATAATCTGAACGGCAAACGTCTGGCCTGCGGTCGGGTTAATAACGACGCGGGACTCAATCGGGATTGTTATGTCGGCGCTAACCAGTTTCGTGGCGGCGGGCGAACCATACTGAGCGCCGTTAAGAAGAATGCGCGATAAAAGGATTGAGGTACCGCTAGCACCCGTGCGCCCAGCCTGTAACTTGATGCGAACGGCGTAGTTACCCGCGGTGTTGAATGTAACCAGCCCGGCGGCATTAATCATTACCGGGTCAGATGCGCTTCCCTGAGCAGAGCCGAACGATACCTGCAATGCTGTATCTACTGCGGAAGGCGCTTGTGCCACGGTCGACGCGGCACGGAGAACTTCAACCTCTTTAACACCGGGAGTGGCGTAAATAGGCGAATCCGCCATCTGGGTCATTACTTCGCGTAGCTTCGCGGGGGTAATAAGACCGGTAGTGTTATCGGGAAGATTTGCACCGATAAGGGTAAACATCTCTGTTTTGGTCTTCGCCATTTTTATCCCCGATACACGTTAAATGAGAAGCCATTGTTAAGACCGCCACACAGTAACTGGCGCAAGGCGTCATCGGCTGCGGTGATTGATGTAGTAGCGCCACTGTTGCCGTTGTTGAAGTATGTCACGGTCACCGCACCTTCTACACGCTCAGTCTGCACTGAGCGACCGTCTGAGTTGGCCCGCACCTCAGTACCCGCGCCATATGTAGCGGAGGCGATTACCTGCGCAAGAATTACCTGTTTCGGGATGGCGTTGTTCGACACCGGGAACCCATTTAACGTAACTCCGGTGCGAGGGTACGCCAGAGACTGTTCGGCGGATACGCGACGACCGCACATCTGCGGTTCTGCAAGCCCAACATAAGTAGCTCCGTTGCGTAAGGCTACTTCGGCGGCGGTATCGTCTTCCGGTAGCTCAAGGCCATAATTAGCCGCTAACGCGCGGGCGTCAGCCAGACTAATGTAACTGTCAGCGCCAGGTACTATTGACCCATCTTCCACGATTAGCGGCATAAATTATTCCTCTGACTTACGGCGACGGCGCTTAGTACCACCGCCGTTGTTGTGCGCTTCTTCGTTGTCCGGTTGAACCGCTACCAGTTCATCCGCTTCTACCACACCGCGAACCGGCATCACCTGACCGCCAACAACGTCGACGTGTGTGTACTTTTCGCGGATTACGTAATTATCTGCCATGATTGGCCTCGCTGTTTTGCTCCAGCAACTTCTGCTTCAGCAAGTAGCCTTCGAGCATCCAGATTTTGTTTACGGCATTCTGCCGGGCAATCTTCCGACCAATTTCAGCATCGAAATTTTCAGGGCTGGCACATGCGCTTTCACCTGTGACTGTGAATCCATTTTTCAATACCAAGACACAAAAGGTAAGAAATTCAATTTCTCTGTGTGGACCAACGAGCCTGGTTAGCTCATCCTGCTTGTGCATCGACTGCTGTACGCCGTCTGCCGCCGTAAAATAATACTCACCCGCAATGAGTGACTGAATGTGCCGTGGAGTGATGCGTGGCGCTGTTAATCCTTTCTCAACGATTTCTTTTTCGATTTGCTGGTCGTTCATAATTATGACCTTTCCTTATTAAGGCCCCGAAGGGCCGTTTCATTAAGACACAGTTGCTACGGTGCTGCTGGAGATAATATTACCATACGCATCGTGAACAACCACTTTATACGTGCCAGAATCAGCGGTAGTGGTTGACGCTTTAGCGTAGGTAGCAGCGTTGGCCCCCGCGATGGCGTTGTTATTCTTGTACCACTGGTAAGAATATGGCTCCAGACCACCAGCTACCGTTACGGTCAGCGTCATAGTTTCACTTGCGGTTACTGCGGTAGTAGCGTTAAGTGCCGTAGAGAAAGACGCAGGAGAAATAGTCGCCATGTCAATCTTAGCACCCGGGGCGTCAGCGGAGACGCCGGTGATGCGTCGCTTCAATACGTCTGCCATTTAGGAATCCTCTTAGTAAATGAAAAGAGGGACCGAAGTCCCTCTCGATTATAGCTTAACCTTAAGCCCCGACACCAGTTACCAGGAAGGCAATCGGTACGTGCTTACGCTCAACCACACGGTTCCAGTTGGAGGCGTTCGCCAGGTCCTGCCAGGAAGCAGAACGTGCGACAGTCTCGGTGCCGTTGCCGGTGGTTACCGCGCTGGTGAAGCTGTAGCCCAACGGATGCAACAGCCAGGTCTTACGAGTCCACAGAGTTTCAACGCCGCCGCCGTTACCACGAGACGCTTCGCGTTCGTATTCCAGCGGGTTGGACGGATTGCCTTCACCGTAACCGATAGCGCCGTTTCCGAAGATGATGGAGATGAACTTACGACCACCGCCAGTACCAACTACGGTCATGCTGTCGTCAACAATCACACGGTAGCCCTGGTAGGTGGCGAACATGGTGTTGTTGTCAGCATCACGGATGTAGTCGATAAGCTGCTGCTTACGCGCCTGCGCATAAACAAAGCTGTGCATCGCGATAGCGCCCAGCACTTCACCGCTGTTACCCATCAGAGCATCACCCATAGTCTGGGTAGCGTCAATGAATGCGCCGGAATCGAAGCCAAGAGTGGCGGACACGTCGATAACCATGTCGTTCTGCTCGTGGTAAGCATCGGTAGCAGCTACGTTGTCGTTGTACAGACCGAGCGCGGTGGCAATCAGACGGCGTTGTGCCTGACGTTGCCAGAAGTTATCCAGACGGGACGCCACGGATTGCAGCGGATTCTGGCTGGTCAGTTCGACAGTCAGGTCCGCCTGACCAAAACCTTCGTTCAGGTACGCAACGCGCGCCATCATCTCGCCGGTCTGCACGTTACGCGGGGTAGCGATGTCCTGATACACGTCGTTCGAGTAGTTCGGCTCAATAGAAGTATCAATCGCTTTCCAGAAAGGAATATTAGCGATGTTGGACGGGCCACGAGCAATCTCGGCAGCGTACGGAGTAGGGGTCAGAATACCAGACTGGAAGAACGCGGTTTTTTCTACCGGGTCCTCGGTCATATAAGACGCCAGGACCGGGATGTTGCCAGTTACGATATCGCCGATAGTGGTAATTGCCATTATTATTTCCTCAGGGCTTTAAGTTGCCGTTCAAATTCGGCAGGGTTCGATTTATACAGAGCTAAACGCTCCGCTTCACTCATGTCTTTAAACGCTGGTGCGGCCCCGCCGCCTTTGCCACCGGAAGCCCCGCCGCCGGAAGCTGCATTTGCTTTAATCAAATGCGAAAACGCTTTGTGTTCACGCAGGTATTTGCGGAACTGTTCCGGGTCAGTCGTGATTACGTTGCCATCTGCACCGACAAACTTAGTAACCACATCATCGCCTTCGAACTCAGTCTTAACGAACGGTGCAAGAATGTCTACTGCTTCCGGGGTAATGAAGTCACCAGCGAAAGAGCCTAACACCGCTTTACGTTCGCTGCCGAGGATGCGCTCTGCCATTCTGGAGATGCGACCATCTTTCTCGGCTAACACCGGGTCATACTGGCTACGAATCGTTTTTTCGAACTCGTCCATCTTACCAGCGGCTTTTAACGCCTCCTGGTGTGCGCGCTGCCGTTCTTCTTCGGCCTCTTTTGCTTTGCGGGCGGCTTCTTTCTTCTCCGCCAGCAATGCTTCCTGATTGGCTTTAAGCCCGGCAACTTCTTTCTCAATCATCGCCTGAACTTCTTCAGCGGTGAACATTTTCGGTGCGTCACCACCGCCGGATTTATCTTCTGCCCCAGCTTCTTCCTGGAACGGATAACGTAAAAAACGATTCATAGTCAGTATGTCCCCTGGACGTTGGAATCCGGGCCACCCGGATTTACATGTCAAGAATAAATTATTCCAACATGCAAGGCAACTATTCCAGAATATTCCTCACGTAATCCTGCAACATGAACACTTTCAACCTCAGTTGCCGTACACATTCGGCGTTCTGGACGTCGATAGTTAAATCCTCGTCCGCGTCGCTACTTGGTAGCGCCAGTTTGCACGGCGGCTGCATCATTGTCATATCCGGGGATGGAATTGGCGTTTGCGACGGAGCGGGACTTGAGCAGGACGCGAGCATCGTCGAAAGTGCACACGCTGCGACCAGGCGTTTTAATGTACTTAACGACTTCACGGGTAATCACCTCTGATTTCGTCTTACCTTCGTTGTCAGCGGCTGCGGCCTTTGATTCGTCCTGCTGCTGCCGTTGTGTTTTCTTCGCTAACTCCGCCTGTGCTTTCTGCTGTTGCTGGGAAACGAGATTCGCCCGGCCTTCGTTCCAGCCGCTGCGATACTGGTAGATGCCGTGTGCGTAAGCCAGGATGATGAAACATGCTCCCGCTACGACAGTTGCTTTAAGATTCATGTTTCTCCTTTCTCGATAAGTAAAGCCCCGCCATAAAGCGGGGCGTTAGTCCTTATCATTTAAACACAGAAACGGCGTAATCTCAGTAAACCAGTTACTTTTTACACAAGCAATAGCCTATGGCCCTTCCGAACGCGTCAGCGTAACTACACTCAGGACTTACGTCCCGCTCCGTTACCTGCCCGCGCCGCGGTCGCTTGTTCATACTTCACAAGCTCAGGTGGAGCTTACCATATTTTCAGTGAAAAGTCAACTATTCGAATAGTTTATTCCAACATTTACAATTGAGTGGAATAACTGGAATACATAAACAAATAGTTTGCACACCCCAACATAATAGGGTACTATTCAGTTAACTTGAACAGGAGATGAAAAAATGACACACGAATTTAAAGGTACAGACGGTGCATGGGTTAATCGCGGAACTGCTATCTGGGCGGGTGATGTTTATGTGGCGGAGGTAATGAGTATGAGGGAAAAGGACTCAGTAAAATTGGCTAACACAAAACTTATTTCCTCTGCACCAGAGTTACTTGAAGCACTTCGCCAGCTTCGCGATTACGTTGAGGATGTTTGCGCGGTATCTCCCGAGGATTGCCATGAAGACCATCCATTAAATCTGGCAAACAGCGCGATCAAGAAAGCATTAGGAAAGCAATAAAACTAAGGCCCCGGAAGGGGCCTTTTATCATTCTGGCTTAGTGACCTTCGCCGCTTTGCTGACAGCCTCCACACCACCGGCATCGGTAACTTTAACGAAGTATTCCCCTACCGCATTAACCGTCAGAGACAAAGCCTCTTCTGGGGCGTTGACCACTTCCTTACCATCTTTGTACCAGGTCAGCGCATATGGTGCTTTACCAGCTTTAACTTCGACAGTGAGAGTTGCACTGCCGTCTGTCAGTTCGGTGTCCTGCGGTTGCTCAGAGAAATACACGTCGCCAGCATCAGCCAGATACGGAATCTCATAAAGCATGCCCGCCGCTGGTAGCGCAATACCGGTCTTATCCGCAAACGGCATATCGTCTACCGGTGTACCTAGTACACTTTCATCTTCAATAAACACCACATTCTCACCAGAGCCAGACACGCGGGCGTACTGGACTACGCGACGCGACGGTACGTCAGTTACTTTGAAAAAGCCCATCATTAATCCCCTTTCAGATAATCAGCAACACGTTTATCGAGTTCCGCCATCTGCTTAAGCGTGAGCGGATTCCCGAAACCATCTACAGATATTACGCGAAACTCTTCCGGCGATATACCGCTGTTACGGAAAATCTTACCGCGAACAGGACCGAGTGCTTCATCCTGAAACCATGCCGGTTGTTGTTTCAGGAACTCGTAGTAAGTGGTGTCCGCGCTTACCTGAGTACCGCCGTTCGCGCCCTTAGCCGCGCGTTTTGCGCCTTTATCGAGGAAGTCGAACTCGGAACTGATTACCGGAGCCGTGCACGACCGACAATTCGGATGGGCTGGGGGCATCGGCCCTTTACCAATTTCCCATGTCATTCCGTCTCTGGCTCTGCAAATCGTGCTGGTACGGCTATCAAGCGTAGACACCCATTCATATTTCTCGATGATGTCGTCGTTCTGGCGGTACGTCTCGTTGCGGGCTTCGTTGGACACGTGAGATAGCGCGGTGCGGATTACCGTAGCGGCGTTGCGCTCAGAGATGTCGGCCAGTCCGCCAGCGCCTACGACATTCTTAACAATCTGCCGTGTGGTTTGGCCTTGAACGAAACCCATCTTAACGCCAGTTACCAGGCGCGCGACCTCCGTTTCACCCCAGCCAGACATCAGCTTAGTGAAATCGACCGGCTTGTCGCTTAATGATAAGGGTTGAAACTCGGCGGCGGCCCACACCTGTTCAGCGGTAGGCGTAACAAATTCCGCGTTAACGTTGGCTGCCAGTGTCTTTGTGTTCCACTCGGCCTCATACGCTGCCAGTTCCTTGAGGTCTTCTGCCAGTTTTGCTTGCCAGTCACCTGTAAGCCCGGTTAGTGCTTCTTCAAGGTCGCGTAACAGTTTATTCAGACGCGCAGTGCTTCGCCCGTCGTCGCCGAATAACAGCACCTGCCGTTTTATTTCGCCCCTCATTTCCTGAAGAAACGGCGCGAGGTCTTTCACTTCACCGGATGCGGTGCGTTGCAGCCATATCTGGTGGCTGATTAGGGATGTAAGTAAGCTCATAGATAAACCCTGTGGTGCTAAAGTTAATAGCATACTATAAGAAAGCCCCTTTCGGGGCTATATGTGAACTTACTGCTGAGCGGTGTTTTGTTGCTGTGCTGACTGTGGAATTTCTCCCGCTACCTGAGTAACCGCGCCCAACGGCAGCGGCGCGTCCTCAATAGCGTTCTGAATGTCCTCGTCAGTCCAGTCAGTTACACCCGCCTTACGCAATGCCGCGTAATATGCCGTAGCGGGTAACAGGCCCGCGTTAATATCGGCCATCCACTGAGCGCGGTCCTGAGCGGTCATCGGTTGCAGGAAGAACTCCATGTTCAGTTTGAACTCAATCTCTGTGGCTTCACGCAGCCCAAGCATCGCCGCCACCCAGCGCAAAGCATCTGTATACGCCATGCTTACGTTACGAGCAATTGTTGCCATAACTGACGTATCCGCGCCGCGTTGCAGGCGGGCAGATTCGGCGGTGATTTGCTGCGTCGGAGTGATAAGTTGTGCACCAATCTGGATGGCCTGATTCTCTTTATCCAGCATGTTCTGCTTAGCGAGATTATTCTCTCCCGCCTGAATCAGAAACGCATTGCCGCCGTAGCCGATGTTATGACCTGAACGTGACCCCATGTGCACGCCGTGAGGGTTGGCTTCTTTCCACTGTTCCATGCTCATGTTCTCGCCCGGGGCGATGAACAGAGTGGGCTGGCCCACAACGAAACTGGACTCCTCATTGTCCGCGCTGTTACGGAAATGCCCGATATTTAGCTCAGCCAACGGCAGCAAAGGGGCGTCGTCGATGGTCGCATCGTTGTTGCTTGCCCCGATGAACGTGAACGGGATTTTGCCGCGTAACTGTTCGCCGAGTTCCGGGAAGATTTCGATTACTTCATCCTGCGCGCCACCTTCGGCATCGAAGCGGTAAATGCGCTGACGGTAACGACCGTCAATCAAATCGAGAACGCGGTATTGCTCACCGAACTTGGTTTCAAACTCTGCACCCGGTTCTGAGTATTCCCACATCTCCCGCAGCACGACCATTGTCACACGGTTAACCGAACCGATGCGGGTCAGTCGCCAGTTGATGATGTTCTCTGCGGTGTAGAATGCGATGACCGGGTTTAATAACCCTGCGTTCTGCTCTGCCGCCGTTGCCGCGGCGGTCTCCGGCGCGTCAACCAGCAACGCACCACGGCCCACCGAGTCAATCTCCATTAACGTATCCTGCGCGTGCTGCCACAGACCGACACCCGAACCGTCCGCATTACGTAACAGGTATTCCAGTTCAGGCGGAATAATCTGCTCGGGGTCTTTGCGCATGACACTGCCGACCATCCCCGCCAGGGTACGTTTAGTGAAGTTGTAGCAGATAGCGCCGTTCTCATATTCTTCCTGGCGCTGCGCCGCGTAGGTCGGGTCGGGTTCGTTCTTCCCGACATTGCGCAGATAACGGATAAGGTCGCCTTCCAGAGCGTGGCGTACCTTCTGCCATTTATCGAAGTGATGCAGCCATTCCCGGTGTTTTGTCTTAACACCCTGATTCTGACCGTTCATAGTTAACATTGAATAATCCTCTTAAAGTGCGAAAGTCACCGGGATGTTGATTACTGGTTTAACCACCGGCATCTCGTAGACTACAGGATAGCCGAGAGCATCCGCCATATGGTCGATGATGCCGTCTTTGGATGGCTCCCCGTTATCGTCGTATGCCTGCTGCTCCAGCGTCTTCGCTATCTCAGGGCATAAGTGGTCATTAACCCACAGCTTACCTTTTTCCAGTGCGGTATTCACGGCTAAAACACGGTCTTTAACCGGGGGGTTGGCAGATTTAGCGCGAACATCAAACCCCGCCTGCTGGAGTAACGCTATATCAGATATTGACGCCGAGTTGGTTTTACGGTTCTTGCCGCTGGCGTCGGGGTAAACGACGATGCGGTGCCCCTGTGACTTCCACTTCTCGGTAATGACGCGCACAGTATCTGGCGTATCGAACAGGCCTTTCAGTTCCGCTACCGCGTGCCAGCCATCCTTACGTTGCACATACACAGCGCTGGCGTTCTTCGTAACGTTGAAGTCCTGCCCGATGTACAGTGTGTCGCCTGGCTGGATTGTCTCTTTGCTGCGGTGCTTGTGGCGGTCGTAGGCGTAATACACGCTGCCGGATGTCAGGTTAACGAACTCACCGTTAAGGTATGCGTTAATCAGTTGCGCCGGGTAGGTCTCGGTCAGCGAGCTAATGTAATCCGGCGGCAGGAACCGCGCATTCTCGTGTGTTGAAGCCTGCACCATTGAGTAACTCGGTGTCGGGTTATCTTTGAACTTGGCAAAGACGAACTTGAACCCTTCCGGCGTTGTGGTGACGGAGATGTGGTTGGTTACGCCAGGAATAACCAGACGCATACGGGCTACTATTTTGTTCCACGCCAGCTCCGCCTTTTCACGGCTCAATACGTCCAACTCGTCGACGACCGCAGCCGCGATTTTGAAGCCCACAATCGAACCAGGGTTATCCATCGAGCGGCAGATAACAGTTCCCAGCACCGTCTTACCGCGAGTGACAACGACTTCTTTGTCTCCAGATTTAACCAGAACATCGAGGCCGAGGAGGTTAGCCGCTTCTTCAAATGTTGGGTAGAAGATGTCGCGTATAGCTGGGTACGTCGGCCCAAAGTATCCCAGGCGCGTACCTGGATGCTTGAGCATAAACGTAAGCAGGTCCAGACAGCCGACAAACGTCTTGCCGCTACCGAAGCCGCCGACGTAGGCCTTGTACTTGTTATCGCAATTCAGGAACAGCGCCTGGGGTGCGGATAGCTGGATACTCATTCCTCTACCTCGCCCATGTTCGTTGTTACGATTTTACCTACAGGCTCTGCAACACTGAAAATAATCTCAGTCGGCGCCGTTTCTTCGGTTGATTCAACCGGTTTCTCTTTTCCGAGGCCCAACTTAGCCGCGGCAAATGTGGCAGAGATGCCTGCCGCCCCGGTCTCAGTGAAGTACGCCTCTTCCAGCGCCTGTGCTGTTTCATATGCTTCTGCAAATGCGGGAATCTCACGCAGCCACAGCTTGATAATCGGGATAGTGACGCCGATGTGTAAGGCAAAGCGGGCCAGTGACGGTGGTTTATCCTGAATCAGCGGGCGTTCGTCGCCTTTGGACGTGGGTACAAGTTCCCATGACGTGCGGTCGAAGAATCGAATCAATTCGTCGCAATAGTCCGGGTCCCACAACGCGGCGGAATTACGGGATGATTGATAAAGGCTCTGTTTACCGCGCGGTCGTTTACGGCGACGGTTTGCGCTAACAGCTTCTTCATGTGCAGCTTGCACCACCTCTGGCGATGGCTGCTTAAGTTTCAGCTTCATAGAATCCCCTTGCATATGCGTCTGACCATCAGAGCGCACCAGACGCGCCCTACGCGTCTAATTGGATTATATAAGGGGATTGGGCGGGATGTACAGAAAAGCCCTCCGTAGAGGGCTTGTGGTGTGGTTATTTTCGGCTTGCCACCCATTGCAGTAATTGATTTATACAATCGGCTTTCGTGTCGCCTTCGAATGCTTTCGCGTAATGGCCCCAGGAAACAATTAAAACAACCCTGTCTACGTTCTCCGTGAATGAAACGTCATCGAATTCAATCATTCCACGCTCCACTCTCGCGCAATGCGTTGCTCAGTTTTAGTGATACCACGGCGCGTAAATAACATCGGGCTGGTCTTAACGTGCGTCATCAGACGGTTGTTATAAATTACGTGGCGCTCACAGTTAACGTCTTTGCTGTACTTCGCAATCGTCATTTCGTTGATACCGGTTTGTCGGCAAGTCTCGGCCATCGTGCCGTATTCTTTAATCAGGTTCGGAATGCTGGTAATCATCCTAAGAAATTCCTCGTTGTCCACATCGCATTCGGATATTTGTTATTGCGGTCCTGCACTACGGCAATCATGTTACCGCGTTGCACCAGGCAGAAGTGCCGTTGCTGCTCGCCATTGTAGCGACGCCAGATTGCTTCTTCGATTGCCGCGTTGATGTCACTGAACATAATCAATCCTCCATACTTAATAGCACGTACCCTGGTAGGTAAGCCCCTACGTCAGCAACATGAATAACGCGGCGGTAAACGATACGGCCTGTGTATTCACCGTTTTCGTATTCTCGCAGGCACAGAGTGTCATCTTCCTTGAAGTCGCGGTCGTTTAACCGCAGTTCCGCCAGTTTAATGCCAGCCAGAACAGGCTCAAAATGCTCAGGTAATATCTTTAGTTCGTGAAACATACTCACCCCACTATCTCATCGCCAAGCCACGCCGTTTCACGTATATCGTCAACCACACAAGCGGCGTGCTCACGGCTAATTGCAAAAATGTAGAAGCTGAACTTCTTCCCGTCGGCGTCGATGTGGTTAACCGAGTAGGGTTTCCACAGGACGCCATCGATAACTACTGGTTTAGGCGACTCCATACGCTTTACCACATTTAATGCACGTGACTCGATGTAATCCACCGACCACATGTAGGCAGTAATCGTGCTCGCAAGGCGTCTCGTCCGCCTTCAACTTATCAAGAAGCAACTTAAACGCCTCCAGTTGAAACTCACCGTTAATTGACAGTTGCCCGCCTAACGTCTGTCTCTCCGACTCAAGCACCAGAATACGACGCTCGAGTGATGCGATTGTGATTTTAGGCATTGGTATCACCTTTGTTAAGGTTGAAGCGATTGATAAGTTCGCGGCGGCGTTCCATAAGGATGTCTACTTGCCGTAGGTAGTGCTCGATGTTGGCGTCAATCCACGCTATTTCAGATTCACCGGTCGCCGCTTCTACGCTAAGTTTCTCGTATTCGTTGTTAGTCATTATCGAACCTCTACCCAATCAGTTTTAGCGAACATGACTTCACGGTTAATCGTGACTAACGGCAGCATAGAATCCCACTTGATGCACTTCACCACTACGTCGTAGCCGCCGTAGGCGTCATCAATACGGATAACATCACCAAGCTCAACATCTGCAATTAACTTTTTCATTCTTTACGCTCTCCCCACATGCGATTGAGATACTTGTTCTTGTCCGGCCCCGGGAAACTGTTGCGTTTCATCAGTTCCTCGCGTGTCGGGAACGGGGTGTGACTGACTTTACGGCCTACTCGTAATGGCTGGTTTGCTGGACCTTGTTCGCTCATTTCTTCTCTCCTGCGAGTTCTATATTGAATACGATACGAACATCTTCTAGTGGCGTAGTACCTACTAGCTTCGCGGCGTAAGCCCCTGCATCCTCAGATTGCTGAAACTGGCCGCAATCAACGTACTCATCTCCGTCTAAATAAGAAACAACGAAACAACCTTCACCAACTTCCGGGATTATATTTTTCATTTCTTCTCTCCTGCATAAGCTGCTTTCAGTGCCTGCATCGCGGCGGCCCAGAACGAGTCCGCAGGAATGCTTCCACCCAGGTTGCCAACGGCGATGCGTGCCATCAGTTGTGCGTCTTTGAATGCTTCGATATCAGTGATTTTCATTGGTCAAATTCCTTAATCAGCTCGTCTACCGCGTCGTCCGTATCTGCATCTAATCCGCCACAGTTAGAAAGCACTTCGACGTAATCGCTGTCCTCCATGCCTATTGCAGAGAAGAACTCTACTATAGTTAGTTTTACAAGTTCACGCTGCTCGGCATCTGTACATGAATACAAAGAGCAATTAACCGCGTCTCGTAGTTTTAGTTTAAGGGTGCTTTTATCTGTAACCATCTTCTCTACTCCGTTCTCGTTGTCGATGGAGTAAATATAGTAGGGTCGTAAGTAATAGTCAACTAGTCATTACATAGGATAGATAAAAAAAAATCCCGGCTGGGTCAGGGCCGGGATAAAACTGGAGCGCATAGGGATGGAACAGGAGGTGATTTAAGTATCGTCGGATTAGTCTTAGGTGTCAACCTTTCACCGCGCGCCCGATAGCCTCAGCCTCCCGCCACGGTTTGCCGTCGAACAGTGCCAGACGCCCGGCGGTACGGCGACGAAGGCCGAGCACAGGCTCAAGTTTACCGGTTTTCGGGTTGCGCTGGTTGATGAACTGACTCATCTTGTGCCGTAATGTAGGGATGTCTCCCCGCCGTAGTGCCTTACCCGTCCCTGTCGTAGCCGCAATCACGCCAGTCCCTGCGTTGAACACCAGGTCAACAACGGCGTCAAACTGAGCCTGTGTCAGCGATGGGTGCGCGACTTCATCGACTGCTTTCACAGCCCACTGCATATCGCGGTTCAGCAACAGCAACCCCTGACCTTCGGTAATCTTCTGCCCTTCGTACACATCAGGCCCGGTATGGCCCCAGCCTATAGTCCAGTGTTTTTCGTTCTTTGTTGCTTTGTATGCAGTTCCACGGAAACCCTCGAACGCAGCGGTGAAATGCAGCCCATTATCTGAAATGTTTCGAGACACGCTTATGTCCTCCGTACGATAGCCACGCCTGACGAATCTGACGCAGCGCAACTAATGTGATTAATGTCTCAGGCAACGTAGGTGACATGCTGCCCTGTAACAGGTGGATACATCCGGCAGCGCAGACAATAGCGGTCAGGATATAGAGCACCCGGCCAAATAGCCCATCGTCAACGCGGGGGTGATACACGTTAAACAGCGATGTGCCTCCGATTGCCAGCATACCGCCGAACCAGAATAACTCATTCATCTGGGCCTCCTCGACGTGCGATGTATTCTCCGGCGACGATACCGGAGAGACGGGAATAGATAGGCATCCAGAGAATAGCGATGATAAAGCCCAGACCAGCGATTTCACGGTCGCCAGTGATACCGAACCATTGAGCCGCGAGAGGTGCCCCAAATACGGCGCAAGTGAAGCCAGTTGCGATAAAGCAGAAGCCGTCGATAGGGCCAGAAATAACGGACTTATGCTGCCGTAGTCCGATTACCCCTCCGGCGAGTGCGGCAGCGAGAAGCCAGCCTGTCACTGTTTCAGTAAATTTATCCAAGATGAATCCTCCAGGTGCGTATTAAGTATGCAGTAACTGGAGGATACCACGGGTAGGAATTATCCTAATAGTTGTTTGGTAATAATCTTGCCGCCGGTGTTAGTGTCAAACTTCGATGCAACGGCCACTCCGCCATGCGCCGAATATTCGCACTCCATAGCCGCTAATGCATAAGGAGAACCGGAGCCTACGGCAGCAAAGCTATCAGCGATTGGAATAACTGAACTAAGTGCGCAATCCCACGATTTGTAGAACGCGACTTTATACACCTTTTCTGTGTCTTTCACGAATACCAGAGCTTCGAAATCGAAGTCATAGTGCTTAGGTACTAAAATTCCTCGATCACCAACGAGAATATCCCCTACTCCGGCATCACCAGCCGCCCCGATAACAACAAAATCATTCTCGTATATCTTCGTGTCTGTGTTGTAACAGTTACTTCCGCACACAACACGCGTGTCACAGGCCATTGTCTTTCCGTCGAACGCGATAGTAGTCATTTGTGCCTCCAGATGTATTGTCGTCTCTGTGGTTTAGTCGGAATATCTTCATACCCCAGCGATTTCCAGTAATTAAATAACCGATTAGCGATAGCGGCGCGTTCCTGTGTTTTAAACTCACCGAGATTCACGGCCTTCCCGTTCTGGAATCCACAGGCGCGTACCGCCTTACGTCTGGCCTGAATCTCAGGGTACAGCGCGTTACCTCGACGCTTGTATATCTGTGTTTTAGCTCTCGGCGACAGCGGCGCAAGGCCGCTTCGTTTCAGGATGTCAGTTGCAAGAGTCATTATTTCTCCTGTTTACCAAGTCGCTTAGGTGCGCAGATAGCGCGTACCTCTGAATCATTAGGCTTGTCACCCTGAAACAGGAAGTGCGCGTTCTCTGCGGCGCGTGCCGCTGACTGGCACGCCTCCATCGAGTAAAACGTTTCTGATGCCGCTAGTTGCATCTGGCCTGCGGACAATACCCAGATAAATAAGATGCTGGTCATTTCTTTAGCCCGCATTTAAGGCACATACATGGAAACCCGACTCCGTAAAATTGCCATTCGTGCTCACACTCTTTGCGCGCCCCACACTTAAAGCAAACTAAACCGCTTTTATGTTTGCTGTGCACAAACTCGTGACAGCATTCCTGAGTGTCTTCCTTACGGCAACCGGATTGCTCCTGTTTGCACACAAGTTTGTAAGCCTCTGCATCGCCAGTAGCCCGAACCAGCGCCATATGCAACTCCTTAATCTGCGCCGATGCATCACGTAACTGATTCTTAAGTGACTGCACCTCATGCGCCAGGTCTTCGCACTGTTGCTTGTAGGGGTTGTGCTCCAGGCCGATGCAAGCATCGATTATGGCGTTTTCCTCGTCGGTATAGTTGCCGCGGTCAGCAATACTACGGTCAATACTCCACCGTTTGATTTCGCCCATTACATCTACGACGGGTAGCTGCTTCTGTAAACTGTCTTTCAGCATACGTATTTCGTCGTCCTTACCAGCGATATGCTGCTGTAGATTGTGGATTACCTGCTTGACCTCATCAAGGTCGGATATCTGTACAGACACATTGAAAGATGTCACATCTTTCTTATTTACGTGTTGCCGTAGCTGGCCAATCAGGTACTCGAATACTTCGTTTTTACTGTTCATATTCTTCGCTCACTCCGTTATAGACGCCGTTGTAATCTCCGTCGCAGATGAACGGGTAGAGCATATCTTCGTACTCGTCCTGCAACTCACCCAAAGTTACTTCGCTATAGTCTTTCATCTTCTGTCTCTCCTCTCGTTTGTGTAAATGAATAGTAGCCTATTCTATCTTAGCGTGCAAGTAAATTTTATTTGTGTGTGTGTGTGTGATAGAGTCGATGAACGCCAGTAACTCGCGCTCCGCTTCTGCTTCTCTTTCTTCAAGCGACCAAGTAGCGAGTTCCTCTGTTGCCGTTGCTGAATCGGTTTTTACATCAACCATCGTGTCGATTAACGCGATTAGTCGTTCAGCCTGTTCTCTAGTAATCATTGTTGCATCTCCTGCAATAGCCGCTTCGATTGTTGCGTTTGGTGAAAGTGTCGCTTTTTGACGACACTAAGTTAAAGTTGTACGCTGCTGTGTAGCAGCGTAAGTCACTCAGTAAAATCCCAAACTATTGTTACAATATAACATCACGCTTCCGGCGGCTCGGGTAAGGGCATCCAGTGAGTTACAATCCCCGCATCATTCGCATACAGCTTGCTGTAACAATATATTTTCCAAACAGGAGTGTTGTCGGCATACACGAAGTAGTAACCCTCATGCACCTGACTGTCTTCTGTGCAAACAAGAATGTCTGCGAATTCTTCCGGCAGCCTCGAGCTGCACTTAATCCACTCGCCCATATCTCACCTCGTATTCATCGCATACCGCACACCGGCTTTCCACGCCCGCCACGCGAGACGCGTCCTAACGTTCAGGTACTCTTTCTTTGAACCCTTATTAACGGGCAGACCCTCGACGACGGCCCACCGTTCGAATGCTTCTCTCATAACTCACCCCATCTTCTCTTTAACGCGCACCCAAAACTCACCGCAGTACCAACACCACATAAGATTAGGTGTCTCGCGCACCCAACCGTAATCCCCGCGGGCGCGAATCGGAATAACGCCTTTAATGAAATAATAACCTGTCCGCAGAAACTCAGGGTCGCGCGTCGCTGTGCGCCACATGTTATAAAACTGCTCCAGCCCGGCACCCCGGCGCATGACCCGTACCTTATGAAGGGTGTCAGAGACTTTTTCCAGTTCAGCGTTATTCATTTACGGCAACCTCCCTCAGAGTCGTCGGCACGAGCATCATGATTCGATGCCGTTCGGAGTGCACGTAAACTTTTAGCGGGTCCTTCCATACCCCGGAAGAAATAGTTGGGCCGTCGAATAAAATAACTTCGTATCTGTTTACCTGGAAATGCACTTTCTCCAGTCTATGATGTTTCAGTTCTTCAAATAATTCTTCCATCACTTCGCCCCTTTGAATTTAAAATTGTTGCCGATGAGTTTTAAATATTCCGCGCTTACAGTTGCATGGCCGCCAGTAAATACGTTGCGAAGTTTACAAATGGCGGCACTGCCTCTGTTGTTGGTGGAAAATACGGAGTACAAACATCCCGACTTTTTACTACGGACCAACTGACCCTTCTTAAACATAACCCTCACCCCTCTGTCTTGTTTCAATAAGTGAATAGTATCCTATTATGTTGGGGTGTGCAAGAGAATAGTTACGTTGCCGTTGTGATTCTTTCGTTTAATGATATAGCGAGCGAAACGAAACGAACGTGGTGCCGAAGGCACCAAGAGTGAGTGAGTGAGCTTGCGGATATAACTTACGGCGAATCAGTAACTTAGATATTTAGGTGGGAATTACAATAGACTTTGGGCCTCCCAAACGCGCTAGCGAGCCTCACTCCACACGCTACACGTGCTCGTTTCGCCTGCCGCGCGCCGCGGTCGCTCGTTCATACTTCACAAGCTCAGGCTGAGCTTACCATATTTCTTAGTAAAAGTCAATACCGGTAGCATCTTTTGTATCTTAGTAACTTTGTGTGGTGTTTTGGTTGCTTTTACATTCCAGCTATCCTATACTCAGCTTCACCAAACAAACAGGAGATATAAAAATGCAACATTACATGACGCAGAATGAAGTAGCCGAGCGTATCGGGGTGACACGTCAGACAATTAATAACTGGTTACGCAGTGGTAAATTCCCTGACTGTTGTATTAAGGTTATGGGTCGCCGTTTACCTGGTACATTTGACCGTAATAAAGTTGAAGCGTGGATTAAGGAGAACGTGAAATGATTGGACGTATGGGTTGTTACTTTGAAAACGGTAAAGTTAAATACCGGTTTAAGTTTGCATCAGAAATTACTGACAGCGGTTTCTACGCAGAAATATGCAAACCTGATTATTTTTCAGGGACAACACGGATTATTAAGATGCCAATCGAGTCGTTAAGTAAGTGTCGTTTCTACACTTCAGAGCGTGCGTGGATTGCTGGCGTTAAGTAAAAGAAACCCCAACGCCAGAACGTCGGGGCTAAAGTACAAACCATCAAAGTAAGCGCAAGGATTATACAATGACAAAGTTAATAGTTCCACAGCTACGCCGCCAGAAACACGGCGCTGATTTCTTCGCACCGGTAAAGATGAACCGCGCAATGCGCCGTATGCAGGAAGCCTTAGCACGTGCGGAGAAAAAGAAATGAATATTGTTTTTGCAACGCTGCGTAACACATTCGATAAAAACCCTGTAGCGCGTGAAATGCCGCTGGAGCAGTTTGTAGAGTATGTCTGCGATACATCGAAGCGTTTATCCGTGGACCCGTCATGGACTAAGGAAGAGTACGACGCAGCCAAGATTAAGCAGAAGGCTATTGCCCCCGTTGGCGGTCGCCGTAAAAACGCGATTCTGGAAGACAGTGTGGTTAAGTTCGACTTCGACCATCTCAACCGTACACAGTATCGCGACCTGACACGCAAATTCAAGAATGCGCCGTTCTTCAATATCCTGCACACAACGGCGTCGCACCAGCACGCGTGTAAAAACGGGGATTACGCATTCCGCGTTCTGGTTCCAGCTCGCACGCCGTTTAACTCTAACGACGCGTGGATGGTGCAACGTGCTATTTGTGCTGAGTTAGAAATAGACGAGGCATTGCGTGACCACTGCACAGAAGACGGCAACCGCCTTATCTACCTGCCACATAAAGAGTCGAAGATAACGGTTACAGAAGGGCATGTTATCCGTGCCGAGCGATACATCAAGAAAGCCGAAGAGATGGGGTTGCGTAAACGCGAAGCTAAGACGCTTGCCGCCGATGAGCACGGGCTTAACGCAGATATAGCGCATTTCTGCGAAGCCGAGCTCGGACTTGACGCTTTATCTTCTGGGCGCGGGTATGAAGTGCCTTGCCCTAACGAACACCTGCACACAGGCAAAGGCTCCACCAGCATCATGCTTGATGGTAAAGAAGTGCGCTTCGTGTGCCAGCACACAAACAACGGTGCTTGTACCGAGCTTAACCGCCGACAACATTTGGCCCTGCGTATGTGCGGTCTTCCGGACGAGCTTAACGTAGACAAGCAACCTATCAGTATTAACAGCATTCGCGCGGCTCTGCCTGATTTACCTGACGAAGAGATTGAGGAATTGCACCGCACAGAGAACGAAGAGCCCGTAACTTGCACGCTGGAAGACCTTGAAGACGAGCCGGAAGTTGAAAAAGAACCTGCTTACTCCGTCGTAGATGGCCTTATGCAGACTAATGAATCGTTTTATATTTGCGCAAAGTCACATACCGGTAAGTCAACATTTAGTATGGCTATTGATGCTGCTATAGCCGCTGAAAAAAGATATGCGTTCGGCGGGGCAGAGGTCGCAGAAGGACACGCGTTCATTTTCGCCGGCGAAGGCGCACAGTCGTTCGAACGACATAAAAAGTCTTTGCAAATCGCCCTCGGTGATAACCTTGACCGCTTGCACATTATCGATTGTGTCGCCGATGGGTGTAATTTACTTGATGAAGCATGGCGACGCCAGGCGGTGAGAATGATGCGCCGTGTTGCCGGTGAAGAGAAAATTGTAAAGGTTACGTTTGATACCCTGCAAACTTGCATACCAGGCTTCGATGAGAACGACAACAGGTCGATGAAAGAAGCGGCACAGGCGCTTAACGAAATAGCGTCGACGCTTAACGCTGCGGTAGGCGCTATGGTGCACCCGACTAAAAACATCGACGAAACTGTGCCATCTGAAAACGGCATGATGCCGAAGGGTGGTAGCGATTTTCACAACTCCATCGATAACGGGATGTTTCTCCATAAGCCGGACAACGACAATAACTTAGAGATAAACCTGTACCACATAAAGAACAGAAACGGAGAACGGCAGAAAGCCAGAGGATTCGTAATACAGAAGATTCAGATAGCGGAGCCACCGGAAAAGAAAGAACCAACTCACAACTTCATGGGGCTTCCGGAAGGGTATAGTAGTGATGATGTCCGTGATTTTGACGCGGGAAATCCGCACATCGATGTCTTTGTTAACTTTAACGCCTTCTCTGTCTTCGTGAAGAAAGTAGAAGGTATGACCGACGAACAGAAGGAAGCCGTTAAAGAAAAGGTAGGCCAGTTCGAGAAACTGGACACCAAAGAGGCTACGGTTATTTACGCATTAGGTAAATTGCAGGAGCAGGGCGACGACAAGCGAGGGTTTTCTATGTCCGCTATCGTCAAAGCGGCGAAAGAAGATAGTTATGGTGTGCCGATTAACGCTAATAACGACCTTCGAAAGAAACTGGAAGAGATGCACGAGGCTGGGGTTATAGTCTCGGGGCTGGATAACAACAACAGGCCGATCCCTAAGCAATACCGGTTGCCGTGGGGTATAAACGATAACAAGATTCCGAAGACAATATATGAACCGAATGAAATGCTAACGGTGACAGAGGAGGATTTGGAATAGGTAAAAAGAAAGGGGCGTTAAGCCCCTTCACCGAACGCCAGCCACTTGGCATCTACTTCAAGCACCTCCGCCAGTTTAAACAGCGTCGCCGGTCGGACGTCCTGAGTTACCCCAAGTGCCAGCTGGTTAATCGCGCCCTGAGAAACGCCGGCAAGGACAGCCAGACGGCGCTGTGAGATGCCAAGTTCTTTACGGCGTTGTTCTACACGGATGCCTAGTTCAGATGGTTGCATGTCAATTACTCCTTAGTCAGTTGATATGTGAATAGTACCATATTAATTATTTAATAAAAGCCCATTGACATCATGAATAGTTCGCTATTATAGTTAGCACATACCAAACGAGAGAGGCAGATATGAACACAATCACTGGAGTCATAGCTAAAGGTTTTCGAGCAATTTTCGGTGAATCGCAGGAAGTGTGCACAAAACATAAGTTTGTACTTTCTTGTGTAGTCGGAGACGAGTTTGACGGATTCGATAAACTGGTGGTTTGCGACCATTGTGGGCAAGAAGCAATTCAACACCAAAACGGTAAATTTGAATTAATAGATGATAGCCTTACAGAAGGCGACGGCGAGTAACCTAAATAAACAGGAGAACAAATAATGTTAGACCAATTCTTAAAATTACTGGAACGTTTCGTAGTTGCGCACGAACTGATTGCTGCGAACAGCGCGAAACAAGTTGTCGTTGCTGAAACTGCAACAATCACACCTACTGTTGCAACAAAAGAAATCCCGGTTGAAGGTGAAGACATCGTTGACACCAAACCGGCAGAAGAAGAAGAGAAGCCGAAACGCAAGCCGCGTAAAGCTAAAGTAGAGGAACCGACGCCAGAACCGGAAGAAGCGAAGGAAGAAGAAGTCGATTATCAGTCTCTTCGTGACCAGATTCAGGCTATTGATGATGCGATTAACGAAGGTCCGAGCGATGCCGCGTGCGATGATTCCGATGAACTGCTGGAAGAGTTCACCGGTAAGAAGATGAAGATTGCCGCAATTAAAGACGAAGACCTGGCTGAGTACCTGGAACGCCTGACGGCAATCAAGAATAAATATTTCGAGGAAGAATAACTATCCCGCGGCCTTCGGGCCGCTTTAACTGAGGGTCGGAAATATGAAATATGAAGATATGAGCGATTTTGAAATTAATTGTGCGGTGGCAGTCGCATTAGATTTGAATGAGCATTTGTTCTTTCCATCTGGCGTCGATGACTTTGATAGTGATACTGATGATTCGGACATGGGTCCAGTGTGGCAAACAAGAATGCCTTTTGTTAAAGGTTTTAGGCCTTCTAATGGTAATTTATTTAACCCGTGCAACAACATAGACATTGCGTGGCGAATTATCACCCGCAATCATATATCAATTGAATGCCGGCGTACGTTAACATATCGCGCGTATCACTCTGCATCTTTCACCGAAAGTACGCACGAAAACCCCCTTCACGCCGCTATGATTGTCTTTCTGAAAATGCAGGAGAAGGCGCAATGATTTACCAACTCTACCGCGCTGTAGACAGGCGAGATAACACAGAGGCGCTATGGCTGTTACGTGCGCCGTCCGGTGCGCATCAGATGGAAGAGATGGCGTACTTAGGAAAAGTACCGCGGCCTAAAGATATAGGCCGTCACGTGTCGCATATTAAGCGCACAACTTTCGCCAAACCCGACTTTTATGTCTTCGAGTCGATGTATGGGTGGGCTATGCATTGCCATCACCAGACACGACATTTAATTGACCAGTGGGAGAACAGGGTATGATTTTAAAGGAACGCGGTGGCAATAACGATGTGCACGCCTTACTGTCGCCGTCAGGCGCTAAAAAGTGGCTAAGCTGTGCGGCATCACTGGCTTGTGAAAAAGATATCCCTAATACGTCGGGTAAAGCCGCCGTATTGGGTACAGCTATGCACACCATAGCGGAGGTGCACCTTAACCAGTACATCAAAGGCACTGCGCTGCCGTTAGAACGTGAAGTAGGTGCGTATGTTCTGGATGAGGGTAAAGGTCAGATTAAGGCGCTAATAAGCCCGATGAAAGGTGCGGTACTGATTACGGCGGACATGATTGAACAGGTGCGCAAATATACCGACTACTGCAAAGCGATTATCGACGTAGCGACTTACGCTAAGCTGGAAATGCGCGTCAATCTTACTGAGGTATTGCATCCTGGCTATGAAGGTGTTGAGACGTTCGGAACCGCCGACTTAGTGGCTGTTATAGAAGGCTTTACGGGCGAAAGTAACTCAGCGATGCTTATCATCGGCGACCTGAAAACAGGACGACATCGTGTCGAAGCGAAAGAAAACAAGCAGCTTATGCTTTACGCTCTTGGTGTTTATCGCCGACTCAAGAGACGCTATAACATCACAGTTGTGCGTCTTGTCATCTTCCAGCCGTACGCTGGCAGTGCATCGGAGTGGGACATCTCGGTTGAAGGTCTGGAACTGTTCGCTAAGTTCGCGCAGAAACGGGCACTGATGGCCCTTGATGCGTATTTCCGTGGCAAGAAGAACCTGAAAGCGTCGGACTTCAAGCCGTCAGTAGATGGTTGCCAGTGGTGTCGGTTCTCCGAACAGTGCGCCGCGCGTACAAAAACCGTTAACGCGGTACTGGCGGAAGAACTGGAGGACGATTTTGCACTGGAACTGACACCAGAGCAACTTGTAGCCGAGTATGAGAAGTTGCCGTTGTTGCGCCAGCACATCGATAAGGTTGAGAAAGCGATGGCTACCGCATTGCATTCCGGTAAGAAAGTTCCTGGGTACAAGCTGGTTGAGGGTCGTCCTGGAAATCGTGCGTGGAAAGATGCGGAGAAAGTAGCAGAACTCTACGGCGACAAGCTGACTAAAGAAGTGCTCATGACGCCGACCGAAGCTGTTAAAGTTGTGCCGGAAGAAGAACTGAAAGACTTCATTACCCGTAAGCCAGGCGCGCCATGCGTAACAACAGCAGATGACAAACGTCCTGAGTGGAATCAGGTTAGTGAAGAAGATTTGGAATAAAGTGTTGACATCCTGAATAGCAAACTATTATAGTTAAATCACTGGCCGGGCAGCTTCCCGGAGTAAACTGAAAAGCGAGAAATCACGATGGGTATTAAACTGAATCTGCGTAAAGTAAACACTGCATGGGTTAACGTATTTGAACGCGAAAAAGACCGTGAAAACGATGATGGCTCAATCACTAAAGGTCAGTACAGCGCAACGATTATCCTGCCGTCTGACCACGCTCAAATCGATGCACTCTACGACACTGTTTACGCGGTAGTTGAAGAAGCATTAGGTGCAGCCGCTGCCGAGAAGTGGATGAAGTCAAACTACGGCGAAGGCAAGCATATGGATAAATGCGCTATTAAAGACATTGCTGAGCGCGACAATCCGTTTGAAGACTTCCCGGAAGGCTTCTACTTCAAAGCGAAGGCACAGAAACAGCCGCTGATTGTAACCTCTAAAAAAGGTGAGACTCAGGTAGAGCAGGACTTCAACGTAGACGGCGAACAGATTGAAGGTGAACAGGTTTACAGCGGATGCGTCGCTAACGTAAGCGTTGAAATCTGGTTCAGCCAGAAATATAAAGTCCTCGGCGTTAACCTGTTGGCAATTAAATACGTTGGCGAGGGTAAAGCGTTCGGCGGTTCTAAAGTTGCCGCAAGTGTCGATGACCTGGAAGACGACGAAGAAGATGAAGCACCGCGCCGCGAACGTCGTCGCCGTTAATATCTGAATCAATTTAACTAAGGCCCTTCATTGGGCCTTTTTACTAAGGGTCAAAAATAATGAGTTACCTGTTCTTAGACTTTGAAACATTCTCCGAAGCCGATTTAAAGAAAGTCGGTTCCTACGCTTACGCCGAACACCCTACTACCGAAGTGCTTATCTGTACCTATGCTTTTGACGACGAGCCTGTTCAGGTGTGGGATTGCACCGACGGCAGCGACATGCCGGGGGGTTTACACCGAGCACTACGCCGTCTGGTGAAGCCAAACAGTCGCATTAAGATGGTGTGGCACAACGGCTCAATGTTCGACAGGCTCATCATGAAGCACTGCTGGGGTTTTGATATCCCGGTAAGCAACACCATTGATACGATGATTTGGGCGTTTCGTCACGCGTTGCCAGGGTCACTTGACGCATTGTGCGAAGTGTTGGGCGTGTCTGCTGACAATGCGAAGGATAAGCGCGGCAAGGCGCTGATTAAGCGTTTTTCTAAACCGACGCCAAAGAACTACAAAATCCGCCGTTACACTGCTGAAACTCACCCGGACGAGTGGGCCTGGTTTATTAAGTACGGTATTAGCGACATCACATCGATGCGTGAAGTCTTCCATAAGCTGCCGCGTTGGGGTAACTCCGAGTTCGAAGACCGTGTACTGGAACTGGACCAGTTAATCAACGACCGAGGCTTCTTTGTTGACACGGCGCTTGCTGAAGCGGCGGTAGCGGCAGTTGAACGCCACAAGCAAGAGCTAAAAAACGAGGCCCGCGCGAAATTCGGCGGGAAACTAACGGGCAAAGATTTCCTGCCAATCCTTCGGGAACTGGCACCGGCCTACAATATTTATAATGCGCAGAAAGCAACGCTCGAAGGTTTGTTAGAGGACGACGACTTACCTGACGATGCGCGCACAATCATTGAGATGCGCCTCGGCGCGGCCTCCACGGCGTCGACAAAATACAAACCGCTCCTGCTAGGACGGTCCAAAGACGGACGACGCCGTGGTTGCATCCAGTACGGCGGGGCAAAGCGCACTTTACGATTTGCGGGTAAAGGGTTCCAACCGCAGAACCTGTCGCGCGGGTACTACCACGACGACCCGACTAACGAGGAAAAGAAACTTGTACGCCAGCCGTGGGAGTCCGATGAAGACTGGAACCGCAGGCTTAATCCGCTATCATTTGGCATCAATTTGCTTTTAAAGGGCCGGGCGCATCGCCGTTTCGATGTATCTAAACTAACGGCCTCGACTGTCCGCAGTTGCATCATCCCGGAAAAAGGCAATAAGTTGCTCGTTGCCGACTACTCAAACGTGGAAGGGCGCGGGTTAGCCTGGACGGCGGGGGAGACGTCCGCCCTTGAGACGTTCCGCGCTGGGATTGATATTTATTGCGCCACTGCGGGCGAGATGTTTGGTATGGATCCTATTGAGCTTAAAGCCACCCGTAAGGACCTACGTCAGGTCGGGAAATGTTGCGAGCTTGGCCTCGGCTACGAAGGCGGCGTAGGAGCTTTCATGACTATGGCTAAAACTTACGGGCTGGACCTCTTTAAAATGACGGAGACAATGCGGGGAACGTTCCCTGACCATATATGGGCCGCCACTGCCCGAGGTTATGAATGGGCGCGGATCCAGGAGGCTAAGCGACCTCCAAAACCCGGTAAAAAGGATGAACGGGCCTCTTATGTGCTGCCTAAAGAAGTCTGGCGCACTTGCGATGCTATCAAGCGCATGTGGCGTGAGGCCCATCCGGAAACAGTGAAATTCTGGAACGACCTTAAAGATTCGGTGATTGCTGCAATCAGAAATCCAGGACGAGAGTTTTGGGCGGGGGCCAGAGTCCGCCTCAACGGCGACAGAGCTATTCGCATCTGGCGTACTAAAGAGAAAGACAGACAGGGTAACTTTGTGCCAGGTTGGTGGCTGTGCGTGGAGCTGCCGTCGGGGCGCATCATGTCCTACCCTGGTATAGGCTTAAGCGTCACTAAAGAGACCGACGAGGACGGGCGTGTAACAACTAACGTTCGCATTAAATACCAGGGCGAAAATCAGACCACCCGCCAGTGGACAACTTTGTACACACACGGCGGAAAATTGTGTGAAAACATTATCCAGGCGTTGTGCCGTGATTTACTGGTTAACGGACTGCTGACGGTCGAGGCAGCGGGCTACCCAATTGTGCTTCACGTACACGACGAATGTGTCGCCGAAACGCCAGACACGCCGGAGTACACGGTTAAAGAGATGGGCGACCTGCTATGCTCATTACCTGAATGGGCTGAAGGGTTCCCGTTAACGTGGGCTGGGGAAGAGGTGTACCGTTATGCTAAGTAAACTGATTATTGCGGTACTGGCGGGATTCGCCGCTGGTGTCTACTGTCATGAGGGTCAATACGGCATGATGGTTGCCTTATTGGGCATGTTCATCGCAATTTATCTGTGGGTTCTGGAATGAAAATTTACTGGTTCTATGAAGAAGACTGCCGAATCTGCCCGCGCTGCGGTATTGAACATACGAAACGTGAGGGGTGCGTGTTATGAGTAACAAACCATTTAGTAAGAAACTAGCTGCGTTGGTGGATATGCCAGAATGGGAATTTATCATGGTAATGGGCGATGGATTCTTTAGTGATGCTTGCGCCGGGTGTACACACAAAGGCGTTTACTACTCAGAACACGACATCTATCAAGCGTACTTCCTACGTAACCCGGACGCGGAGCCTTTGCTGTGACAATGTTTGTATTTTGGACGATAGTAACCATGTCCGCACTGTTGCTCGGTGCGGGGATAGCCGCGATGTTCTGTTATGGCCTGTTCTTTAAGTTTGTCGGTGTTGCCGTTCTAGGAGGGGCTTTCCTTACTTGGGTCCTACGCTCATGACTAAAGAGGGCCGCGTACAGAAATATGCAAAAGAGAGGTTCGAGGCCCTGGGGGGCCTAGTTCGTAAGCTGTCGTACGAGGGGCGCTCCGGCGCTCCCGACCTGCTGGTAATTCTCCCCGGCGGCATCATATGGTTTGTCGAAGTTAAGAAAGACGAAAATACGAAGCCTGACCCGCACCAGTTACGAGAGCACGAGCGGATGCGTAAACGCGGTGCGGATGTTTTTGTCGTTGGTTCGTTTAAACAGGTTGACACCTTAATAGCGGACTATTATAGTAAGCACATACCCCAACAATATAAGGAATTATAAAATGGCTATCGAACTTCAACTGTCAGTAAACACCATGGTTATGGGTTCAATCGATTCATCTGTTCGTATCTGTAAATACACTGGTGCGTCAGTCAATTACTCATGGTCTATGAAGGTTTCGGAAGTAAACCGTATCCTGGGTTTCGGGTCAGTTGGCCGCAAGGTGCTGGCGGAAGACGTCGCTAAAGGGCTGTCTGTAGACTTCACAACGGCTGGAGAACTTATTAAGCAAGTTCAAGCCAAATTATCTAACTAATACAGGCCCTTCGGGGCCTTAACTATAAGGAATTGAGAAATGAAACACGAATATGACCGCAAACCAGCACGTGACATCGTACCGGGTGACATGATTTTCAACGTTAAGACACGTCGTCCTGTTGCCGTTGATACTGTTTTCGTCGAGTCAAACGGTAAACTGGTTATCGAAGATGTAACTGGTAACGTTACGGCGTTCGGACGTAAAGAGTTAGTTCTGGTGCTGAAATGATTGTCTGGTCATTGTTTGACGGTTCGGGCCTTATGGCCCAACCGTGGGCGGAAGCAGGCCATACTTGCTATTGTTTCAACTACGACGGTGCTGACCACGGAGACTACGCACGATTGGGCGCAAAAGTTGAACACGAGAACATCCACTATACAAACGCGTGGATTGATAATAAATTCGACTTCGACGTTGTGCCGGATATTATTTTCGCGTTCCCTCCTTGCACAGATTTAGCCGTTAGTGGTGCTGCGCATTTCGAAACGAAGCGGAGAAGGAACCCCACGTTTCAGGTAGAGGCCGTAATTACATGCAAAGTGGCGGCGCGTCTGGCTAAAAAGTACAACGTACCTTATATGATTGAGAACCCGGTTAGCGTTCTTTCGTCTTTATGGCGTAAGCCTGACTACTCGTTCAATCCATACGAATACGGTGGCTATTTACCGGAAGACGACACGCATCCAATGTTCCCTGAATACATAAAACCGCGGGACGCGTACCCTAAGAAGACATGTATTTGGGCGGGTAACGGTTTTGTGATGCCTGTTAAATCATGTGTCGCCGTGGTTGGCGGTTACTCTGACCAACACAATAAATTAGGCGGTAAATCGGTGAGGACAAAAACAATCCGCAGCCTTACCCCGCGGGGTTTCGCAAAAGCAGTTTATGAGGCCAATCATGTCTAAGTTTCAAAGGCGCGAATACCAGAAAATAATGACGTCGTTTATGCTACAGCACCCACGTTGCAATATCTGGTGCGGTATGGGCGGCGGCAAGACCTCGTCGACAATGTGGGTGCTTAACCGACTGTTCCGCAACGGTCAACTTAATGATGACGACCGCGTGTTAATCCTCGCCCCACTGCGTGTTGCGTCTGGTACGTGGCCCGCAGAACAAGAGAAATGGGGTTTCCCGTGTCTGCGTGTCGTCGATGCAACCGGCTCAGAGAAGCGCCGCATCGCGGCGCTGGAGTCTGACGCTAACGTGGTATGCACCAACTATGAAGTTATCGAATGGCTGATTGACTACTACGGCAAAGACGACTGGCCTTTTACTGTTATCGTTGCCGACGAGAGCACGAAGCTTAAATCCTTCCGCAGCCGTTCAGGCGGTAGCAAGCGAGCAAAGGCACTTAGTAAAGTGGCATTTGGAAAGGTTAAGCGTTTCATCAACCTGACAGGTACGCCGTCGCCGAATGGCCTCAAAGACTTGTGGGGTCAGAACTGGTTTATCGACGCAGGAGAGCGCCTCGGTTCCTCGTACACAGCATTCACTGACCGCTGGTTTAACTCGGTACAGGAAGGCAAATCTGCGATGGCACGAAGGTATCGGGTACGCCCGGGCGCGGATAATGAGATTCATCAGAGGATGAAAGACATTAGTCTCACGATTGACGCCGCCGAGTGGTTCGGCTGCGAAGCGCCGATTATTGTACCGGTCGAAATCGACCTGCCGAAGAAAGCACGTCAGGCATACATCGATATGGAGGAGAAGCTATTCGCGGAACTGGAAAGCGGGGAGGTTGAAGCGGCTAACGCTGCGGCGAAGACGTCTAAGTGCTTGCAGATTGCATCCGGTGCCGTATACGTATCAGGGCCAGACGGAGAAGCAACGAAAGACTGGGAGAAAGTACACGACACGAAACTGGACGCGCTTGAGTCAATTGTCGAGGAGTTACAGGGTGCACCGTTACTGGTAGCCTATCAGTTTAAGCATGAACTGGAGCGTATTCTTAAGCGATTCCCGCAGGCACAGGCGTTCGCCAAAGGCGCTAAAGGTAATAAGCAGATGGAAGCGTGGAACCGCGGTGAAATAGAAATCTTATGCGTACACCCTGCGTCAGCGGGCCACGGTTTGAATTTACAGGATGGCGGGCATCATCTGGCGTTTATTTCGCAAGGCTGGAACCTTGAGCACTATTTGCAGGTTGTCGAGCGTATTGGCCCGGTTCGCCAGAAACAGGCGGGCCACGAGCGCCCGGTGTTCCTCTATCATATCGTCGCTAAAGACACGCTGGACGAGGTTGTTGCCGCGCGTACCGACGAGAAGAAATCGGTACAGGAAGAGTTGCTTAATTACATGAAGAGACGAGGTAAGAAATGAACATCATAGCCCCGATTCCGGCATTGCAAAAACGTATCAAGGAACTTGAGGAGGAGGTTCTACGACTACGGCAACAGAGAGATGCTGCTAACGCGCAATTGGCGTTTGTTCTGGAGAAATTATCAGAAGAGTAGAGAAAAGGCCCCGTTAGGGGCCTTAGTTTTATCCTAGTTTTGTATACGTCCAGTTAAATGTTCCCGTGCCCTGACTTGTTATCGCTACATTCCTTCCCGATGAAGAAAATGTTATGAATGCCCCAGCTTTTAATGGCGTTAGCGTTAATGAGCCATCATACATCGCTAGTTGTGTAGAAGAGTAGTTTGTGCCGCTGCCGGAACCCCATACACTAATGAGATACATCCCCTGCATATTTGGCAATGCAAACAATGTTGTTTGCGTACTGGCACTTACGGCTTGCGCACCCTTTGCTGTGTAGAAACCAGGTGTCTGTAGACCAGTGGATGATACTTGTTGGGTGTACCCGCCAGAAACAGTACCGGATATCGGCGGGCAGAACCAGTTAACATTCCCCTGGCTAACCACTGATAAAGCCGGTGAACCGCCTGCAGGAGCGCGCCAACGTCCGCTGTACACGTCGATTCTGGATGTTGCATCCTTAGCGTATATCGTAATAGGGTATCCTCCCGTTCCGGAGTAAGGGATTGCGTTCTCCGACAAGTCATCCTCAGAAGAATCGATTATAACCTGGCTTGTTCCAGACGCCTTTATAAAAGAAACAGTGCCACTTGCTGCGGGGGCTACGGTTTTCATCTGGTTTTGATGAGCCGTTAGGCCAGATATTTTGCCATTAGTATTCTCAAAATGGAAAAGAGTTGCATCCCCACTACCATCTGTGGAAATTATATTTCCTTCCGCATCAAATCCCACAATGTTAACGCTGTGCGAGTTAATGAAATGGACACCTGCTCCACCGAATGAACCACCAGCCGTCGTAATGCTTGACTGGTCCATCGCACAATTAAGCATTGTTACCGTCATGACGGCACCAAATTGATAAGGGGAGACACACCCAGATGCGTAACAAGTCTCCATCAAAATGGTCGTACCAAGCGCCTTGATAAAGCCGTCGTGGCAATTCCGCGCCCATACGTTTTGCAGCTTAGTAAGGTAAGTTCCGGTGGCGTCGTAGAAACAGCGCCATGCACCGTGTACGGTGCAGTTTTTAATCTCAGACATTTCAAGCCCGGTAGTACCGGCTTCAGTGGAATAGAAATTAAATGCTATCTTCCCACTATTTCCTGTTGTGACGGTTGGCGTATCTCCTGGATTGTAGAAGATATACAGTCCGTCAATGAACAGTTGAATCATTTTCGTCCCGCCGGAAGAGCTACCCTGAGCGAGCGCAAAGAGGGATATGTTCCCGTCAACGGATATAAACGACTGGGCACGGTTGATGCCGTCGGTGTTCTCCCCGACGATTCTGACGCTATTATTGAAATAGATAGTTGAATTTACAAAGCCAGTTCCTTTGGGGATTAGTACCGTCTTTTTGGAGTCGCACGCTGCCTGGATAGCTGCGTAGTCGGTAGACTGGTCAAGACTGGTTACAAACGGATAGACCATCTGAGCAGCGGTTAGCGTGGAGAATCGTTCACTTAACGGGTGTAATGCACCATCCCATGAGGCGCCAAAGTCATAAATACTAACCACGTCGCTAACTTTGCTATGTAGGGTTCTCCCAACGGCTCCGGCCAGTACAGATTTAACCCCGACCATGGCGTCGCCGAGTTGCACATCATCCGTGTTTGCTAAATCATCGCGTAGATATGGGTCGGTCTGCGGCTTCCAGTTAGCGTTACCGACCGGGTTAAACGATGCAGGGACAACAACCGGAAGCGTACCCGCGTATGAGTACCACGTTTTACTCACCGGGTCATAAACAACTTTGTCGCGGTCATTAACAGTTAGCGTGCCGCCGGTAGAAAAGTCCCACGCTACAGGAGAAAAACCAGTGTCACGCAACACGGCGGGGAGTGTCTTCTGCGTCTGTCCAGTAACCTGATTTGTCGCGTAATCAATATCGGCACCACCGGCGACACCGCCGGATTTGCCAGTGATAACCTCGGCCTCGAAAATCTGATGTTTCTTGGCGGTTTGTAAATCCGCCAGGCTTAAAACGTCACCGCATCCGCTTGACATATAGAGTCCTCTTTAATTAAAACCATTGCTGAATCCGTCGGAGAAACCGCTGCCGTATGGCGCGACGCCGTCGTATTTGTAGAATCTGTCGTCATAGTTGTAGCCAGTAATCTTGACCGTGCGGTCGTCGCCTGGGTCGATTGAAGAAACAACTATCTTCTGAGCATTATGCCTTGCTTCGTTGCCGAATGAAAACTCAGTTTTTAGTGCGCTATTCCCCGTGTAGATTGCCTCCTCCGGTGCAGAGAGCATAATCACTTCGCGGTCGTGGCTTCCT